GTTATATATATAACATGACTGTTGATATATTTGGATATGATATAGATTTAGAAATTTTGATTTTAATTGGGGTAATCTATTTAATTATGATAACACATACATTAATAAGTGTTGCGAAAGTGGATGGTGTAAATGAGTTTATTAAAGAAGGGTTTGAAGCATTAAGTCAGGATTTGAAGGTATAAATTGATTATTTGGTAATGATTATTTACGATTAAATAACATTATAATTTTAAAATGTTATTTATATTATGATAAATGAATACGTATATAAATTAATGGAAAATTTACCGGAAAATATAACAAAAACAAAAGATCCAATAAAAATTGATTTGATATTAGGTGGTGGTGCTTTTAACGGGAGTTATATATTGGGAGCGCTATATTTTTTAAAAGAAATGGAGAGAAGAAACTATATAATTATTAAAAGAGTATCCACTTGCAGTATTAGTTCAATATTAGCTTTATTATATTTAACCGATAATCTAGATAAAGCTAATGAATTTTATTTTGACGTTATTCAAGATTTTAAAAATAAGGGAAATTTGTCAAAGTTATTCGAGCTACAAAAATTATTTGAAAAATATATAACAAATGATGTATGTAAAAATATAAATAAGAAATTATTTATCTGTTATAACAACATAAATACTAACAAAAAACACGTTGTGAATAAATATAAAGATATTGATCATTTATTTGACACCATTACTAGGTCGTGTTTTGTTCCTTTTATTATTGATTTTAACCCATGTTACAAAGATAAGTATATAGATGGTATAATTCCTTATTTCTTTAAATCTAATAAAAATAAACGCATTTATTTGGACGTCTATACACTGGATAAATTAGCATATGCGATAAATATTAAAAATGAACAAAATAATTATCATAGGTTATTCGAAGGGATGTTGGATATTCATAAATTTTTTATTAAAGAATGTAATACAACTATGTGCAGTGATTTAGATAATTGGTCTATATATAATTATACCATTTATTACATTTACATTATTGTAGAAAAAATCACTTTATTTTTCATAGGTTTTATTTATACTATGAAATCGTCATTCTTTAAAAATAAGTACAATAATATAGTGCCTATTATTGAAAAAACAATCAAGAATTTTTTAGAATACCAGTGTTTCTAATTTTTAGTTATAAATTTCAAAATATAAAATGTGGATTTATAAAATGACAACCAGTGAACTAGAAAATAAGAAAAAGAATTTGAACAAAGAAAAGAAAGAGAAGAAAGAGAAGAAAGAGAAGAAAGAGAAGAAAGAGAAGAAAGAGAAGAAAGAGAAGATAGATACCGATAGAAATATAATTCGACAATTCGGTAATTTTTTTAATAGTATATTTAATTTTAACAGATTAAAGGGTGTAATGTATTTTAATATACATTTGTACGTATTGTTCATAATAGGGTTTGCCACATTATTCACTACATCCATTGCAACATTGATAGCATTATTAGTAATCGTTAGTATGGATGCTCTTTCAATTGTTGTTTTACATGAATGTCCTTTGACTACCATGGAGAAAAAATATTTAGGCATTACTAGTTGCGAAATAAGAAACGAATTTTTATATAATGCGGGAATAATGTACACATGCGAACATGATTATGAAAAACAAATAGAATTGTTGATAAATGTATGGACATTAATCGCTTGTAAGTGCTTGACTATTATATTTTTACAAATGTTTTATATTAAATTATTTGATGTAAGCAATATATATATTAATTTTTAACTTAAAGACTGGCCCACTACATTATGTAGGGAAAATCGGGAATTTTCGAAAAAATGGGTCAAAAATCTTCCCTACACATGAAGGGATGCGAATGACTTTCGAAAAATGAAAAGTATTTTGATTTCTCAAAAATGGACAAAAAAAATGTCCAAAAATGACTTGCCGAAAAAGTCCTTACTGACCGATTTTTTCTGTGACGATATTCAAAAATTATCGTGTCAAACTAAACCAAACATTTTTATTTTGTGATTGTATTTTTTTTGAAAAATACTTCATAACTTGTGAAAAATATTTTCTCAGTGGAAGTATATGGAAACTTTAGGAAATGCTTTTATGCCAAAATTATGCCCTAAATTTTATTGCGAGTTTTGTGATTATGGAACGAGTAAAAAGAGTAGTTACGACAATCATTTATTATCACTTAAACACGCAGCCAGTGTCAACAATCCCAAAATAGAAATGCCAGGAAATGCTTTTATGCCAAAATTATGCTCAAGTCCCAATTATTCGTGTCAAAATTGTGACAAAGTATTCAATTCTTCATCTGGATTATGGAAACATAAAAAAAAATGTAAATATGATGAAATTACTGATATCAAACAAGATATCAAAGAGTTAGCAAAACAAATTACTGACAAAGATGAACTCATCATGTTCTTAATTAAAGAAAATTCTGAATTCAAAAATATGTTGATAGAACAACAAACACAGCAAAACAACGTAATAATGAAAGTTTTAGAAAATGGTACGAATAATGTGACGAATACTAATAATAATACAAACACCAATTGCATGAATAACAATAAAACATTTAATCTCCAGTTCTTTTTAAATGAAACATGTAAAGATGCAATGAATATTATGGACTTCGTTGATTCTATTAAACTTCAGCTTTCAGACCTAGAAAAATTCGGTGACATAAGTTATGTAGATGGTATTTCTAATATCATTACTACCAATTTAAAAGCATTAGATGTCACACAAAGACCAGTTCATTGTACCGACAAGAAAAGGGAGACAATGTACGTAAAAGATGAAAATAAATGGGAAAAAGAAGATGATAATAAAAGTAAACTACGAAAGGTAATTAAAAGAGTAGCTAATAAAAATATAAGGTTGCTTCCACAATTTCGAGAGAAATATCCTGAATATAAAAATTCGGAATCAAAAATGTCGGACAAATACGACAAAATGGTTATAGAAGTTATGGGTGGAACAGGAAATAATGATTTAGAAAAAGAAGATAAAATAATACATAATATATCTAAATGTGTTGGGATTGATAAGATTAATGTGTAAGATAATTGGTTGGATTCTAAAATTTTACACCTTTGGATATTTAAAACGCTTATTTTAAATATCTTCAAATTCATAAACAGCCTTCATCATTTCAATTAACTGTTTTAAATTATTTTTTAATTCTTTAATTTCATTTTTAATTTCTTTTACATCATTTTTTAATTCTATATATTCACAAGTGTTAATTCCATTAATATTTATTGAAATATTATCATTTGATTTAGCTGTCTGTTTATTTATTTTTTTACCTTCTCCTGATGCTACGATTGATTTATATAATTCACTATTTTTGTAGGCGATATATCCTCTAGCTGATGTTCTGTTAGATATATATTTATTTTTACACAATCTACTTATTATACTACCTGGCGTTCTATTTATAATATTAGATATTTCAATTATATCCATTAATTTCTCATTATACATATTATTTAGTTCTTCGTCTTCTTGTGAAGACCACAAAGTCCCATTAGGTTTATATTTAGATATGTCCATTAAGATAATAATATTGAATAACATTTATATTACTTTAATAAATAATTAGGCGTTTTAAATGTCTAAAAATTTAAACCACACTATGTTTCTGAAAATTAATATTAGGTATAAAGTTAAATTTTATATTAGGGTATCGATCAATTATACTTTTTTCATCATTATTGTCACTTATCCATATAAATAACTTAAAACCATTGCCACTATCGTGTTGAAAATATTCACGTCTAACATTCATTTCTTTAATAAAATTTTGAAAATAATATGGTATAAAATGAGGTGCGCTTACTCTAAATATTTTATCTTTAAAATTAATATTCGAAACTTCATTAGGGTTTAAATACATTTTTTTTACAAAATTCTTTTTATTACTTATATCTTTATCTACATGATTGCTCGTTCTGTAATTAGTGATTGTTGAATAAAATTTATCTAGTTCTGCTGAGACAAAATCATAATCAATATACTCTATTTCTATTAATTGGTTGGCAGATAGGATATTGCTATGATATTTTTCTAATCCATAACATTGTGCTGGGTTAAATACATTATGTCTAGCTAAATCAAATAATAAATTATTTATTGTATCATTCATTTTTTTATTTTCTGTTATAATTTGATTTTGTTGTGTATTTTGTTTTATAATTTTATTTTCTTCTGTAATTTGTTTTATAATTTTATTTTGTTCTGTAATTTTTTTTTCAAATTTCGTAGAAATATTATTTAATGTCTCATTCATTTTTTTATTTTCTTCTATAAGCTCTTTAATAATATTATTTTGTTCTGTAATTTTTTTTTCAAATTTGGTAGAAATAATATTATCAATGTGTTCAATAAGTTGTTTCTTTTCATTATTTTTAATATCCCATATAGTTTTGTCATATAAATCAAATGGGTTATTAGTATACTCTAAATCAATTAAATTATTTATTGTTGCCATTTAAATAATAAATAGTGTATATTATTTAAATAATTTTGTTATAATAATTACTGAAATCCGTCATAAAATAGTTGAACTATCTCAATAGTTTTTTCTGTTTTATTTTCTTCATTACTCCAGTATTCTATTTGTGATTGTAAAGCGGCTAATCTTTTAGACCATTCATCGGTTTTATTATTTTTTATTTTAATTATTCCTGTTTTAGCTGTGGTAGTCCAACAACTTGAAATATTATTTCCACTAGAATCTAAATAGTCGTCAGGATTGAAGCGAATAAATATTAGCGGCCGATGACCTATATCTTGAGATATTTGCATAATTCTTTTATTTTCACAAGAGCAGTCATATGTGTTGTGTTGGTTTTCATCTACTTCTACAATTAAAACTTGGTATCCTAAATCGCACATTAAATCTGGTCGTCTTTTAGAACAGCCATCTTCAACTTTCTTGTCAATGTTCCAAGTAAAATTTGGGAAGTTTTCTGTGACGAAATTAGCAACAGCAGTTTCCTTTGTTTTATAGTTTCTAATTACTGGCTTATCTGGAAATAAATATATGAAACATCTTAGGCAGTGATTGTCGTATTTTTTTGATTTTAATGTTAATTTACAACTAACACATAAATTTTTACCACCACATATATAACATCGTCCCTTTATTTTATTATGAATACAATATGCTCTGCCGTCACATAACTTACAGTATGTTTTTGTTATATTGTGTTCGCAAATTTGACTACCAAAACATAGCTTACATTGAGTTTTTCTTTTGTTATGTTCGCAAATAGAACCTCCAATACAAACCTTACATAGTGTCTTTTGTTTATTATGTTCACAAATTTGACTACCTTTACATAAAATACAAATTGATTTTCTTTTACTGTGTTCACAAATTTGACTACCTTTACATAAAATACATATATCTTTTCGTTTATTATGAAGACATATTTCACTACCACCACAAATTATACATCTTGATTTTATCTTATGATGTTCACAAATTTCACTTCCTCCACAAGTTTCACATCGTGATTTTCTCTTATTATGTTCACATTTAGCATATATTCTTTTAGGTTTTATTTCTTCCATTTATATTTACTAAAGAAAATATATTTAGATACTTTATGCGAATTAAGTATTTTCCTTAATATTTTGATTTTTTAGTTTTTCTTTTCTTTTTAAATAAGCATTTCTTCTATATTCCTTCAGCTTATCAGGGTTTGTTTCTTTTAAATTTTTTAATCTATCATTACCATTTTGAATAAACTTTTCTTTATTATTTTCATAATATTTTTTGTTTCTATCAGGATTTGTGTATTTTTGAAGTCGTTCCTGAAGTTCGGCTACTAAAACCTTTAACTCTTGATTTTCTTTGATTATTGCTTCTATATCCATATTATATAGTATATAATATTGATTTTAAATTATTTTAGTATAAAGATTTGGCATACATGTCTAATGCTTTTTTTCTTTGCTCTGAATAATCTAGAATAGGTTTTGGATATTTGATTTCTTTATGATTTTGCCATTCAGTTTCCCAGTTTAAAATAATTTCATTATCTACATCCCTTAGTTCTTGTATCCAAGTTTTAATATATTTACAATCACCATCGTGTTCTTTTGCTTGGATAGAAGGACTAAATATTCTCATATATTGTTGAGAGTCAGCGCCTCCGCCCATTACCCATAAGGTGTTACCGTTATTTGAAGCTGGGTCATAATCAGTTAATTTTGTAGCAAAATATCTTTCACCTAAACGGTAATCTATAAGCATAGTTTTTATTAAAAATGACATTGTAATTAATCTTGCTCTATTTACCATATACCCAGTCGTATTTAGCTGTCGCATTCCAGCATCAACAATCGGAAATCCAGTTTGACCGTCACACCAAGCTTTGAACCATCTTTCATTATTGTGCCAGTTAATTTTATCATATTTTGGTTTTAAAGCATGACCTAATACGTGTGGAAATTCATATAGTATACCAGAATAGAATTCTCTCCAATAAAGTTGGCGAATGAAAGCATGATTAGATTTAAAAGCATAAAACACTTCCCTAATACTTATATTCCCAAATTTTATGAAGGCCGAGAGCTGCGAAGTAGGCTTATGTAATTCATCTCTTGTCTCAGCATAATGCTTTATATTTTTTGCGGCAATTCTCATCTGTTTCAACGCTTCAGTTCTTCCTCCATGAACCAATATATCAGGATTTTCTTTTCCAACAAATTTTTTCATTGCTAAATCCAGTGTTATTTTATTAGGTACATGAGCTTCTGAACTTTTGAAATGTAATTTTTTTGTAATAGGTTTTTCTACTTTTTTTTGCCTAGCAGTATTATAATAAGGTGTAAATTTTTGATAAACTTCTTTACTACCATTTAGCACTTCACCAGGATTACACAAATAGTAATCAAAATCAAACGTTATAAAGACTTTCATTCGCTGACACATTTTGACAATTTTATCATCTCTTATTCTGCTGTAAGGTGTTATATCTAAATTAAATGCGACAACATTGATGTCCCATGCCTTAATACAATCGGCAATAACCTTTTCATTATGTCCGTAAAAAGTATGAAGCTTACCACCTTCTCTACCTATTTCAGATGCTAAATCTTGTAAACTCTCAATCATAAATTGCACTGCATTATCCGACTTATATTTATTCCCAGAACCGACCTGTTCCGGTGTAAAAATAAAAATTGTATATATATTATTGCATAATGTAGAGAGAAAATTCAGTCCATTGTTATCTACAATTCTTAAATCTCGTCTAAATATAAATAATCCATTTTCCATTTTTTGACTCATTTATATATATCCATTTTAAAAAAGTGAAGCAAATTATATTATAAAAAATTTTTCGTAAAATAATATAATTTCGTAAAATAATATAAATATATAAATAATCAATATAAAATGGGAATTTATAGTAATGGTAGTATTTTTGGAATAAGCATATATAATTTCAATGATGACGATGTTAGTAATATATTATTTGAAAACAAATTTTGTGAAATAATGAGTCATGAACAAATGAGAGAAGCATATTTATTTTATAATGAATTACATGATAAAAATAATATTTCCTTCAAAATTTATACTGAATATAGTAGCACATTAAATAAGTATAATAAAGATAATTTAATGATGTGGTATCCAATATCGTTAAATGTGTTTTTAGAAAAATTCAACGTTTGAAATGTAAAAAGGTCTAAACCGTTATAAAAGAATAATTTTTATACCCACCAGCTTTCGCTTTATACCCATCAGCTTCGCCTTATACCCACCAGCTTCTTCCTAAAACCTCTAATTTCGACCCTTTTTTGTAAATACTCATTTCTCTAATTTCATATAAATTTTCATACCAATCATTAATAAATTCTTTACAATTTAATTCATCTATTTGTTCGCTGTATTGCTTTTTAACATTCTCTCTAATTTCTATCATGGTATCTGCTAATTTATTTAAAACTTGGTCACAAGCTCTCATATCAGGTCTTAAGTCAGCTCTAAATAGAATTTCAGAACCCCATGCTACACCTATTCCGGAAATTCTGGTCTGATCAAGTATTAATCCAGCCAACTTCTTTTTAGATTTAATCCAGCTGTCCACTACTTTATGTAAATCCGCTGCCGAACTTGTTAGCCAATTTGTGCCGAGTTTTCGGGTTTCTTCGGTGAAATCGTGAAACTCTATCTGGTCTCCGTATATCCAGCCACTATTCAGTTTTATAATGGTATTATCATCTAGAATCTGAACTTTTCCAGTTAGTCCAAATGACCAATTAAATCCACATCCACCTTTTAGAAAGGTGGAGCCAAATTTTGTATTTGTATTTGGCTCCAATAAAGGTGGAAATAGAAACAAATGTTTCCCGTATGCTGTGGTTTTTTCACAATGATAATATTTATTTATAGCTTCGCTTAATATCCAAACTTCTGGTCCTTCTGGCATAATAAATTATATAAATTATATCTATCTAATTTATCTACGAATTATAAAAATAAATAATAGTTTTTTTTAGACCTTCATTCAACCCGATTTTGGGGGAGAACCCTATTTTATTACGAGCAAGTTCTATATTAGGTTTTCTTTGCTGTGGATCATTTTCAGTAGCAGGCAAATATTCTACATCAATAGATGCGCCAGTTATTTTCTCAAATTCTCTAACCAATTCATTTAATGAGAATTCACAATCAGGATTCCCTAAATTAATTGGACCCATCTGATCCGATTCCATAACACCAAAAATTCCATCTATTAAATCATCTACATAACAAAAACTTCTGGTTTGATTTCCATTTCCGTATATTTGTACTGGTTTAGACTCCATAATTCTCTGAATAAAATTGGTTATTACTCGTCCATCATCAATTGACATATTTGGTCCGTAAGTATTAAAAATGCGAATAATTTTTGCATTTATATTATATTCATTGCGCATTGTATATACTAAAGTTTCTGCTACTCGTTTCCCTTCATCATAGCAACTTCTTTCACCTACAGTATTAACATTACCATAATATGTTTCCGTTTGTGGGTGAATAAGAGGATCGCCATAAACTTCTGATGTAGACGCAAAAATATATTTTGCATTATCTTTTCTCGCTAAATTCAGTAATTTAAGACTTCCATTAAAACATGTATTAAGGGTTTCTAAAGGATATAATTTATATAATTTAGGACTTGCTATGCACGCAAAATTGTATATTTCAATTATTTTAAATTTATTAAACTGATTTACTAAATTAAGATTAGCAATATCTTGTTGAATAAATTGAAAGTTAGGATTTGTTAAAAAAGATTCAATATTTTTCATGTTCCCGGTAATTAAACTATCAACGCAAATAACATATTTATTTTGCTCAAGAAGTCGTTTACATATATGACTTCCAAGGAATCCAGCTCCACCCGCAACAATACAATAGCCATTATTTTCCATTTTCTAAATAATCATTTAAATACTTATTTAAATACTTATTTTTAACATTTATTTTTGCTCCATTTTTCATAAACACCGTCGCCTTCGGCTTAAAAGTGAATATTTTTGCTCCACTTTTCCTAAAAGTGGATAAAAGTAGATAATTACCAGTTTGTTAATTGTTTAAGACCAGACCAAAAATCAGCGTCATTTTTTTTAGCCTTTTCGGTTTGCTGTGCATAATAAAAAGCAAGAGCAGCTGATTCTTCATTTTTCTGTTTATCTTGGAGATACAATTGGCGCAGTGCTTCTTCTTTGCTTAAAGGTGTAGTTTCAACTGTTTCACGATGACGTTTATATTCATCTATAGATTTAAATTTTTGAACCTTGGTAAAGTCTTCTTCTGTAACAGGAATGACAGATTCAGCATAAGCTTGTCTTAAATCAGTATATCCCATTCCACCACCGCTTCCATTAAATAACGAACCCGACGTAAAATTGCTGTTATATTCCATTAACGCCGAACCACCAACAGACGATGAAACAAATGCATCACCAACACCTTTATATGGAGTTAGTGATTGAATTTCCTTCTTTCTTTTTTCCATTTCTCTCGCCATGGAATCTTTATTAATATTTTGTGGAGTGAAAATAATATCTTCATCCGATTTTAGCCAGTTGCCGTAACCGTGTTCAACAGGATCTTCTAATCTATGTTTTTCAAATTGCTCGTTAAACCATTTATTAAAATTATTAGTATCTTTAAGGTCTTTTTTCATATCAAACATTTTATCTAAAACTCGTCCGTTTTCGTTTTGTGAATCAAAATACTCACTATTATCGTTAGTTTTTTTATTCGTTTTATTTTGAAATTCATATATTTCTCTCAGTTTTTGATATGCTTTACCAAAAAATACGAAATATTTATTATCAAGGCGTGATTTATCTGGATGGGTTTTAAGAACGATTTTTTTAGCTTCTTTCATATTTTCCTCTGTAAGAATAAGTGAAGTTTTAAAGCCAAACAATTTATACAAATCTTCGCGTGAATAGTTTTCAATTTTTAAGTCGATTGTCTCGTAACCACTTTTATTATAATCGATCTCGATTCTTTCCACTTCTCTAATGTGATTTTTAAATGGGTCAACTCCAGCAAATGGATCGCATTTATAATCATTTCCAGTATTCTTAATTTTAATGCCAGTTCTACCGCAAGTAGTCATTGAGTAATTAGGTTTTTCATTTTTAGGCTTCATTAATTATTTATACTATTATTATTTATATCGAATTAACCTAAATAAATTAAAATTTATATTATTACACCTTTTTACATTTCAAACGCCGATTTTTATATAGTGAAAATTATATAAAAATAATTTATCATATTACCTTAATGAATAACGAAGAACTTATTAAGGAAATTGAAAACCTTAAAAAAGAAAATGAAAAGTTAAAAATTATTCTAAATGAAACTCAAGAACATTTAAAAAAATATACCGCTCCATCTAATATGAAAAAATATTATGAAAATCATAAAGAAGAAATTAAAGCAAAAGTAAAAGAGTATAAAGCAAAAACGAATTATTACAGCAATTTATCATCTGATAAAAAAAAAGAATACGCAAAAACAGCATACTTAAATAAAAAAGCAAAATTAGAAAAAGAAAAACTTGGAAATCAAAATATTTAGGAAATATATAATTTTTATATAAAAATTATATAAAAATATATTCTCTATTATATTTATAAATGGGAAAAAAGAAAAAAGAGATTTTCCAAGAATTTAGGAAAAATGATAAATCCGCATATAAAACCCTAAAAATCCCTCTCAAAACGATTTTACTTAATAGTGATACAATACAACCAGTTATAAATAACTTAGTTTTTGAAATGAATGATTTAGTGATACATACTTATCAATTTATAAGGTTATACATTCTTCATTGTTATTCAAATAATAAAACCTTGCCTGAATTAAACGATACATTTATTTCTTATTGTATCAAGACATTAGGCACTCGTGATAATAGAGGAAAAAAATGTAAAGACACAGAACTTTTAGAAACATTGGAAGAATTTTATAAAACAGAATATCAACCCTTACTCAATCACGAAAAAACTAATTTGAAGAATACTACATTTTTATTACCTTATTTAGCAACTCAAATTCATACATCTTTATCTAATAATATTCAAGAGCATTTTATTCAACATTTCTTACGATTTATTAATAAAACTACAAATGATATTACAGAAGATAAACAATTATTATTTCAATTCAAAAAGAACCTTATGGAATTAACAGATACAAATGATTTATTTAATTTATGGAAAGATACTCATTTACAAAATATTATTCCTAAAAATGTTAAAAAATCAGTTCATTATGATGTGAAAGTTAGACCATTTGAGTATTTGAAAGGAATGTTGTATATGAATTCTGTATTGGAAAAACAAGAAAGTAAATTATTCCAACCATTACCATTAAGAAATAACATTATACCAAAGCATATTATTTTAGATACTGCTTGTATTATTAATTTATTTTGTCCTGAAAAGGATAAAGATGGTAATAAAATTAAAAAAGGTGAATTATTAAGTAATGTAAAAGATAATCAAAATGAAGTATGGAGTAATTTGTTAAATTTAAAAAATAGAATTTTTAAGAACAAACATTACCAATTTCATAACCAAATTCAAACAGATGGAATTAGTTGTTGCTTATTATTTATTAGAAAAGATTTGAAGGATAAAAAATGGGGTGCAAAAGTTCCTATATTAGAAGAACAAGACTTTTATAATATTGAAGACTTATCCATAGAACAATTAGAGACCTTAAAAGATAAAACTATTATCGGTTGCGACCCCGGCAAGCGTTCATTGGTTTATATGATGGATATTAAAGGAAATAAATTACAATATACAGCACCACAAAGAAAAAGAGAAAGTAAAGCAAAATGTAATCAACGAATTTTACTATATGAAAGAAAGAAAAATGGAATTATTGAAAAAGAAACACAATTATCATTTCAAAATAGTAAATCAGTTGATTATAAAAACTTCAAAATGTATCTTGTTGAAAAGAATAAATTAAATAAAGAAACCATAGAATTTTACACAAGAGATACTTGGAGAAAAATGAAGTTTCGTCAATATAGTTATGGTAAGAAAAGTATTGATACATTCTTAAATAAAATAAAGGAAACATTTGGAGAAAATTTATTAATTGGTTATGGAAATTGGAGCAGAGATACTCAAATGAAATTTTTTATGCCTACGATGAATAAAGGAATAAGAAAATTAATTCATAAAAAATATGACACAATAACCATTAACGAATGTAATACAAGTAAGAAATGTTGTGATTGTTATAAAGATTTAGACTATTACAAAGATAAGGAAAATAAAAAGGTATTTCGTTTATTAGTTTGTTCTAACTGCGCGAGTTGCGAAAACAAAAAAATCGTATTTAGAACAAGAGACGCAAATTCCTCAATAAATATTTTGAAATTAACTAAAAGTTGGATAGAGAAACAAACCAGACCAACAGAATTTCAAAATAACATTTCGTCTTTCACTTCTTCAACAAAAAAAGAGAAGAAGAAAAAGTAAGACCATCAAAATTGATTTTACATTTTTTTATATTTTTTACGCTGTAAAAATCGGCGTTTGAAATGTAAAAAGGTGTAAAATTTATATTATAAAAATTTATATTATAAAAAATATATATAATGGAAAGACAAGAAGCGATTTGCAATTTGGAAGATATATATTATAATATGGATGGAGAAACCGAACAACATCATACCAAACAATTATTAAACGACCCATCATCTAAAAAGAGCATCTTTTCAACCTATTGTAGTTATATTTACAATTATTTAGTTAGGTGGTTTTTTCCTTCGCATATAAATAGTTTATATCAATAATATATATAAAATATATATGGCAGCATTAAGAGCAGATTTGGTATTTTCATATTGGATATATTTTTGGTATATTTTATATGCATTTAAAATAACAAGTTATTCGCCAAAATTTCCACTTACATTAGGCTTAATTGATAATATTATAATGTTAATACTTATGTTATTATATGGAACAAGTAAACGTACAATTTTTTATTTTATTATCATTAATACTCTCATTAAAGTCGTACCATTATATTATTTAAGAAATGAACCGCTAAAGATGAAAGACATAATATTCACTATTTTCTTATTTGCTATATTTATTGTATGGCTTCATTTGAATAAACAGAGTTTATATGGTAACGCTAAACTAATACACGATTCACTTTTATTTGGAAAAGATAAGACTCCATTTATGGCTTTTATAAATAAGCTGAAAATGAACTTTAAGAATTTAGAGGTAATATAATCAAATAAATTAAATAACAATAATTAATTTATAATTTACTTTTATAAATGTGTGGTATATTTGGTTTAGTATTATTAAAAAACGACAATTTATATCAATTAATAATTAATGGTTTAATTCAACTTCAAAATAGAGGTTATGATTCAGCTGGATTATGTGCTATTGTAAATAATAAATTCGAAGTGAATAAATACGCATCTACTAATGAAATAAGTGCTATAGATAAATTAACAAGTTTACACTTAGAATCAACCGACAATACATATATAGGTTTTGGTCATAACAGATGGGCAACACATGGTGGTAAAAATGATACAAACGCGCATCCGCATCTATCAAATTCCGGTAATTTTGCTATTGTTCATAATGGTATTATAGAAAATTTTTATCAACTTAAGAAATTTTTAATTACACAAGGATATTCATTTAAATCCCAAACGGATACAGAAGTGATAGTAAATTTAATCGAATATTATCACAAAAAAACAAACGATGTATATGATTCAATTAAGAAAACAATTGATTCGCTAACTGGAACGTACGGTTTAATAATTCAGAGTATACATGAACCAGATATATTATATTGTGTAAGAAATGGTTCGCCTCTATTAGTTGGTCAAAATGACGATAAAATAATAATTACTTCTGAGCAAAGCGGATTTTGTGGTATTATGTCTAATTATATTACATTACATAATGACGATATATGCATAATAAAAAGACATAATGAAATGCTATCATTAAATACAAAACGAAATTATAAGAAGAAAAGTGTAAGTATTTTAGAGACAGAACTTACACCATATCCCTATAATCATTGGACATTGAAAGAAATATATCAACAACCAGAAGTAGTATTAAGTTCCATCAATAAAGGCGGACGAATAAAAAATGATTGTGAAGTAAAATTGGGAGGATTAGAACAGCATTCAGAATTATTAAAAAATATTAATAATATTATAATATTAGGTTGTGGAACATCGTATTTTGCTGGCTTGTACGGTATGTACTATTTTAAACATCTATGTAATTTTAATACTGTTCAAGTATTTGATGGTGCTGAATTTAATGAATGTGATATTCCTAATATAGGTATAACATCATTTATATTAATATCTCAGTCTGGAGAGACAAAAGACCTTCATAGATGTATAGAAATAGCTAAAAATCATAGTATAATAACAATAGGAATAATAAATGTAGTTGATTCATTAATAGCTAGGGAAGTTGATTGTGGTATATATTGTAACGCAGGGAAAGAAGTCGGTGTTGCATCAACAAAAGCATTTACTAGTCAAGTAGTATGTCTATCTATGGCTGCAATTTGGTTTTCAAGCCTTCACAAAATAAATAAACAAAAGAGAACTAAAATGATACAGGACTTACATAATTTGTCAAATGATATTAAAATAACATTAGATGAATGTAATAGTAAAATAATAGACATTGCATCAAAATTCCATTCTAATAATATGTTTATATTAGGTAAGGGAACGGATGAATATATAGCAAAAGAAGGTGCGTTAAAAGTGAAAGAGATATCTTATATACATTCTGAGGGATATTCTTCTAGTTCATTGAAACACGGTCCATTTGCATTATTAGATGAAAATTTTCCAGTAATGATATTGAATTTAAATGAGAATTATTCTAGTAAGATAATGAATTGTTATCAAGAAGTTTCTTCAAGAAATGCTCCTATTATTTTTATTACAAATGATGTATCCATGCTAAATTGTGATTTAAATACTTCTGAATGTATATTGATTCCAGAAAATAAATCTTATGCTTCTCTATTAGGTATTGTTCCGATTCAGTTATTTGCTTACTACCTTTCAATAAATAAAGGTATAAATCCTGATAAGCCGAAAAATCTGGCAAAAGTTGTTACTGTTGAATAATGTACGATTGAATAAAACATACTTAATACTATTGGTGGTAAATAGTTATACAAGTCGCTCATTAGACGAAACTAAATTTTATAATATAAATTTAGAATATTTAATTTTATTAAATGAAACTAATTTTTATAATATAAATTTATAATATTTAAAAATATTATTTTATATATATATATCTATATATGTCTGTTCCAAGCGCACCGACTATAACAACGATAACACCGGGAAATGCAAAACTGAGTGTTTATTTTACTGAACCTTCAAGCAATGGAAATACTCCTATAACAAATTATGCATATAGTACTAATGATGGAACTTCTTGGGTAAATTGTTCACCTTATGTCGTAAGTTCACCAATAACTATTAATGTACTGAAAAATGGAATATCATATAACGTAAAAATTCGTGCTATTAATGATGATGGAAATAGCATAGCTTCAAATACAGTTGCTGTTACTCCTTATACTATCCCAGGACCTCCAACTATTTCTACTATAACACCAGGAAATTGTCAACTATATATTGATTTTACTCCGCCTATTTCTACTGGAGGTAATGAAATAACAAATTATAACTATAATATAGATAATGGAATTACATGGACATCAACAGGAACAAGATCTCCCATAATAATCAATGGTTTAACAAATGGTAATACGTATAATGTGCGATTACAAGCAGTTAACGCTGCTGGTGCTGGTCTACATTCTAGTTCATGTTTAGGAATTCCGTATACTACTCCAGGAGTACCAACAATTACTGAAATTACTTCATTAAATAATTCGCACTGTATTGAATTCACTGCTCCCATAAATGACGGAGGAAATGCAATTATAAATTATGAATATAGTACAGATAGTGGAATTACATGGATATCAGCAGGAACAACAACTTCCCCAATATTAATTAGAGAGTTAATAAATTGTGATATAAATAATGTGCAATTACGAGCAATTAACAATGCAGGATCATCGCCATTCTGGAAAGTTTGTAGCAATATTTTTGGTGTAAAATGTATGTTTCCTGGCAGTAAAGTATAAATAATTATATCCTTTCAATAAATATTTGTAAATAATAACTATATGTTTATTAGTAACTAAATATACATATATCTAAATCTATCTAAAACTATCTAAATGTCTAAACTAATTGTATTACTGGCTGACTTCTTTCGTCGACCACTTCTCTTTGGCATATTTGCATCACTTTGTAAATCTTTTAAGTCATTGATACTTATTGTGCTATTATCGTTTGTATTTTGAGCTGGTTGTTGAATATTGATAGTTTTTGTCTTTAATCCAGAGAGAATATCGCTAATATCACTAGGTCCCTTCATTTCTGGACGAGATTGTTGTCGTCTACTTGTTCTATCTTGCACATCAGGACGTTCGAAATTTTCTCTAAGACTAATTCCGTCCTCAAAATTACTCTTACTCATATTTAAATCAGGTCTTGCAAAATTATTATTACCGGGTCTTCCGACTGGCGGTGGGATTGAATTCGGACCTTGAGTGGCCATTGGTGGCGGTGGACCCATACCCATTTGTGGTCCAGATCTTCCAGAATCATTCATAAGTCCACCCATAAATCCTCCAAATCCAGGATTAGTTTGAGCCATAGAATTGACGGCAGCATTTTGGAATGAACGCATTAAATCAGGATTTTGACGCAATATATCATCCATACCAGGCATAGCACTCTTAAACATAGTATTAGTCATATGCACCATCATCGCACTACCTCCAAGTTGAAACAATAACTTCAATTCAGGAGCCATAGATGCTTTGCTTTTATATTTTTCATGTAATTCGCTAAAAATATCATCATAATCCGTAATATTTTCTTGCACTTGCTCGGACCAACCATCTAATTTAATATCAAATGGGTCAAATTTGTTATTTAAAAATTCAATACCATTAATAATAGCCATAAGCATATTTCCCTGAAATTTAACTGAATTTTGCTTTGTTTTTTCTTCCATAATGGTTTCATATTCACCCATCATTTCTTGTAAAGAAGACTCCATAGAATATTTCTTGGATAGTTCAACACCTTTCTTTTCAAGAGCCTCTAACTTTCTTAAATATTTGAATTTCTCTCTTAGCATTTCATCTCTGGACATTTTTGGTTCCATTGGAACTTGTTTATCTGGATTTAAAGGTATATTATTAAATTTACCATAACCATCCCAAGTTTTACTGTCATTCTCTGTCTCAGATGTTGCTCGTCCTAAATCTTCACTAAAACCATTTAATTTTATACCATCGCCAAATGAGACGGACGGTTTGTCAAATAAATCTGATTTAGGTGCAAATCCACTAGAAGGGATGTCATCCACCAAATCATTCAGCTCATTTTCAAGCTTATTTAAATCATCTAAATTAATATCGCTGGTTGGTCTTGAACTTTCTCTCACTTTATCATTCATTAATAGCTCTAAACCTCCACCAAAATTAGAAGAAGAACGTCCAAAATCCCCATCATTCAAATCGAGTTCTGTAATTTCCATTAAATCAGCCATTATTTATTGATTAAATAGAACTTTTAATTTTAAGTAATACGAATTACAATTAATATATTTGAAATAATTTAAATTATAAATTAAAAATTGTAAATTGTAAAATAATTCTGTAAAATAATTCAAATAAAATCAAAATATATTTATATTCTAAAGTTTTTTGTTATTTATAAACCATAATCCCTGTAAAAAAGAATCTGATAAATCGTCTTTCTTTTTATGACTATTGAAATAATTTATATGCTCGTTAAATCTAAAATCTGTTGTTAAAATACCTAAACACTTTGCTATACCCATTTTTTTTCTATCGCTGTATTTTTCTTTATCTTTTATATCACAATCTTTTAATTTATTGGATGCTGATATAAATTCGATATATTCTACATTTAAATTAGACATAATAAAATATTGAACAATCATACCTTGAATTGTTTTCATTCTAATAGCTAATGGTCCAATTTGATTTTCTATAATAACATAATCAATCTTACCCACATCTTTAAACATATTATTAAATTTATTTTTAATATTTACACCAATATTAAACAAATCAACTTCACTAGCTTTTTTGCTTTCAATTGTTTCAAAATACAAACTTTGTATATGCTCATTAATCAAATTCACTAAATCGGCTTTTTTAATTTTTTGGTCATATTTAATATTATGGTTATCAGCGATTTCATAAAGTTTTGCTAATTTTTGCTTATTGATAAATGATTGTTTTTGTTCAACGGAAGGTATTTGATATTGTTGTTTTTTAGAATGTTTTACACAATAACATTTATCGTCTTTCTTAAATTTCGCTTGTTTATTACACAATACATTTTTTTCAGTAAAGCCACAAGTTAAAGTTTCCTCTTGAGATAAATTTATAACGTCCCATTTTGAGACCTTAAATTGCTGAGCTGTTGGCGTTTTTTCGAAAAGACAAAATGCTAAATTTTTGATGCCAACATCGATAGATAGTATTTTCATTATAATAATAAATTATAAAAACTTATTATTATGTTGTTTATATTTGATATAATTATTTTTAAATTTATATTCATCATCTTATTTTTTAAAATTAGCAGGATTTACGGATGGCGACACTAATCTAGCATTTAATTGTTCTCTAGATAAGTATGGATTTTTAAGATCAGAGTTACAATAACCAAAACCTGGTTTATTGGTGTCAAATATTCCCTTAAATCTAAACGGGACATTTTCAGAAGGGGTTTTTCCACTATTTACATGCGGGTCTAAACCAAGTGTATAACATGCTTCTTGGTTATTATAATTCATAATTTCAAGACCATTTTTTTGTAGATACTGACGATATCCCCAGTTTGTTTGAATACCTTCTTTCATTTGGATTCTTTCATTAACTACAGCCGATGGAGACCATTGCGCCCAGTTACGTCCATCGCTCATAAGCGGGGGAAAATTAAAATCTATATTAT